TCCCACACGGCGTTGAAGCCTGTAACTGCCGGGCCTGGCGTCCCGTCCGGCGCCAGCACGTCGATCACGCGGCTGGTCAACGCGTCGACTTCCGCGGTGCCACGCTGCGAGGACACGGCCGTCACGAGCACCTGCACCAGGCGCCGCGACTTGCGCGCGAACGTCGGCTCGATGGGCACTTCCCGGCCGCCCACGACCCAGAGGTACGGGGGGTGCGTGTTGTCGGGCACGTTCACCCAGACCTTCGCGCCCCCGAGCAGCGTGGTGAGCGTCGCGTCACCCACGAGGGCCGCGACGATGACCGCCGTCAGGACGGGACGCGCAGAGCCGCTCACGACCGAGTCTCCAGGGCATCGAGCTCGAGCCACCGCTGGCGGTCGTCGACGTCGCGCGGTGGCGCCCCCAGCTCGAAGACCTTCTGGTCGCGCTCGCGGCGAATCCGCATCTGCGCCGTCACGCCCGTGCGATACCGGATGACGACGCGCGCGCCCATCGACGCCTGCATGCCACCCGCGCCCACGGCCTCGCGGCCGGTGAGCGTGGTGAAGGCCGCCGCCACCTCATCGCCGGCGGTCCACCCGGACACCGTCTGCCCGCCCTGGCCGTCGTCGACGAGCACGGGCGTGAGGAGCGTGACGCGATCGCGGAGTTGGCCGACCGTCACGCGACCACCTCGCGCGAGACGTACGGCGCCAGGAGCACCTTTACAGCCGACGGCATCTCTTGGCTGGCGTCGCCTCGATGCTCGAACAGGTGCGTGAGGAGCAGCAGGATGGCCACCTTCAGCACACGCGGGAACGCGTCCGCGGCATAGCCCGCCGTGAACGTGATCTGCACCGCGTTGGGCTGTGACCTGACGCTGGGCCACGACACGCCGTAGGCCGGCTGCAGCGTGGCCCGTGGGGCCGCTGGCCCGGTGGGATTTACCGACTGATACTGATCGCTCGCGAGCGTCTGCAGGACGCCAGCGTCGTCGATGTACTGCACCGACGTCAGCGTCTTGAGCGGCGGCACCGGCAACGTGATCACGCCAGCGCGCGGCCATCCACAGAGGTCGAGGCGGAACGTCGTCTCGACGAGCACGCGACGGGTCACGCGTTCGACCCACTCGCGCGCCGCACTGACCATCCCATCGATCACCACGTCAGACGCGCCGTCCTCGACGCGCAGGTGCGCCTTCGCCTCCTGCAGGGAGACAAGTTCCGGACCCGACTGGGCAAGCTGGACAATCGTCATGGGCGCGGCCGTGGCGGGCCCCGAAGGGCCCGCCGGTTGGGTGCTGCTGTGTGGCCGATGCGTTAGTTGACGATCGCGGACGGCGGCGGCGTGAACCGCGGCTCGCTGAGGATGTAGAGCAACGCGCCGATCTGCGCGTTGGTGCCCACATCCGCGACGGAGGCCGTGACGCAGTCGAAGCCGCCCTCGCTGTCGAGGTCCTCGGCGTTGAACTCCACGACCCAGATCGCCTGGACTTCTGCCGAGGTCGCATCCGTGTACGTGTTGCCCGCCGTCTGGGTCACTTTCGTGAACCCGCCCACCGCCGCCAAGTCCGCGCCCTGCTTGGTGTAGACGGTGGTGAAGTTCAGCGCTTTCGCGCCGGTCCCCGCCACCGCGGACGCCTGCTGCACCGTCAGCGTCGGGTCATCGCCCGCCGTGCCCTCACCCTTGAAGAACACGATGGCGACGTGGCGGTAGTTCTTCAGCGACACGTAGTCGCCTGAGTTGGCCGCGGTTGCCAGGTTGACCGGCACAAAGCCGGCCACTAGCTGGGCCTGTTCTGTGAAGAGCTTCATCAGTGTCCTCCCTCACGAGGGCCGCGTGGGGCAGCCACGGAGGCTGCCCCGACGAGTTCGGTTGGTTACGCGCGAGCGTCGAGCGTGATGAACGGGCTGATGGTGTTCGAGCCCTTGTAGGGGGTGATCGAACTCTTCCAGATCGGCTGCCCGTTGACCCGGTAGATGAACCGGAAGGTCATCTCGTCGTAGATAAAGCGGACGTGCATCGACGACTCCGACTCGATGCTGCCCTTGTCGATCAGGAGGTACTGCGACATGTCGGCGAAGATCACGTCGCCCTGATCGCCGACCGTCGCGCACTGCTCGATCGGGACCACCGGACGTCCGAGCAGCATGTCGTAGGGCTGACCGGACAGGCCGCCCGCGGGCACCCAGACCGGCACGCCGCCGACGTTCTCGGACCCCGCAACGTTCTTGACCTTGATCACGAGCTGCGGCAGCTGCGGCCACACGTCCTGGTTGATCAGCCAGATCGCGCTCGGAAGCCCGCGCACCCACATGCGGGCCCGCATCTTGAGGATGTTCTCGGCGACGACCGTGTCGGCGACCTGTGAGGTCTCCTTGGCGACCGAGACCAGCGCGCCGGAGTTGAGGATGCCGAGACACTGCCCGACGCCTGTGCCGCGGATGATCTCGTCATCCAGCTTGAACGCGAACTCCGACGAGAAGGCGTTCCGCATGATCGCTTCGAGCGCGGTGGCGTCCTTCAGGAGGCGGTTGGTCGCGTAGCACAGGCCCATCATGTCCTCGAGCCGCAGCTCGAGCTTCCCAACCTTGGGCTTGGTGGCGGTGACGGTGTCGGCCTCGGCGCGGCGGTAGACCTGCACGCCGCCGAACCGCGAGCCGGTGACACGGCTTGTCTCGTCGAGGTACGGCGCTTCGAGACCGTCGGACTCGGGACCGATCGGGATGCGCAAGCAGCGCCCGGCGAGCTGCGAGGCTTCGATGGCGCGGTCGAGCAGCTGCGTGGTCCAGTCCTTGCGGACGAGGTACCCGCCATCCGACGGCACGTTCGACGACATCCCTGTCGGGCCCGCCTGAAAGAGGCGCCCGTCGGTCCGCCCGCCAGGCATCGCAGCCTGGGCGACCGCCTGCAGGAAGGCTCCGAACGTCGCGAACAGACCCTTCTCGGCCGGGGCGGCCTCGGCGCTGGTCGCCTCGCGATCCTGCTCGAGCACGCGGTCGAAGCGCGCGAGATCCTCGTTGATCTGCTTCACGCGCCCTTGGATGGCGTCGTCACGCGACCGCTCGTCGGCGGTCATGTCGCGGTTGTCAGCTGCCGATGCCTCGAGGATGCCCTGGGCTTCCTCGATCAGTCGGCCCTTCTCGGCCTTCAGTGCGTTCCGTCGTGCGATCAGATTCATGTCGCTCACTCCTGGTGCGCGCGTTAAATGACGACGCGCGCGGTGAATCCACAGACCTGAGATCGCCTCAAGTCTCCGGACTCGCCGCGCGCGTCGTCGGACGTCGCGATGAGTCAGCGCTGCGGGCTGGGTTCGCTCGACGGAGGACCAGATACCCGGGCGCGTTCTGCTGAACAGCAGCCTACGACGAACTCGTCCGCTTCACAATTTTCGTAAACGTAATTCGGACGCGTGGGTGCGTGTCGAGGAGATCCCGCAGCGCTTCGCCGAGCGTGCAGCGGTCCTCGGCCGCGATGTGCCGCACGGTCTCTTCCATGTCGGGAGAGACGCGCGTGGCGAGGACGGCCGACGGTGCCGCGCACAGCGACGGCCGTCCTCTGGGTCGGCTCACCGCAGCGCCTCGTACGCGAGTGCGCGACGGCGCCGCTCCACGCGCGCGACCGCGGCATCATTGGCCGACACGTCCGCGATGATGTCGACGCCCACGACCACGCCGTCGACGACGACGTCGGTGACCACGGTTGGTGCCGGCTCATCGATGAGCGCCTCGCTGCGCCTGGCCGGGCGCTCCCAGGTGCCCTTCGCGAGCTCGACGATGACGTCGTCGAGCGTGGCCACGCGATCCGCCAATCCGCGTGCGACCGCATTTTCCGCCAGGAACATGCGGCCCTGGCCGAACGCCTCGCTGCGCGCCACACTGCGCGCGACGCCGCGGCCGCGTGCGACGGCCGACGTGAATTGCTCGTAGTATCCATCGACGTCGTCTTGCATCTTCGCGCGCGCCTCATCGCTGAGCGGCGCGAACGGGTGGCCCTCGACCTTGAAGGCGCCGGCGTACACGAACGTCGTGGCGATACCCTCCTGGTCCGCCCACTTCGACCAGTCCTCGTGCATCGCGTAGACGCCGATCGATCCGACCTCACCAGATGGCGTGACGACGAGCTCGTCGGCCTGAGACGCGATCCAGTAGGCGGCCGACGCGGCCATCGCGTTCGCGACCGCGATGATCGGCTTGCGCCCCCGCGCCTCGCGGATCTCCTGTGCCAGTTCGGGCACGCCGAAGACGCCTCCCCCTGGTGAATCCACGTCGAAGACGATCGCGCCGACGTCAGGATCGAGCAGCGCCTGACGGAACTGCTGCGTCAGCGCGTCTGTGCCCGTCCCGCGCGGACCGCTGACTCCCTCAACCATCGCCGCCCGATGCGCGATGACGCCCATGACGGGAATAACGGCGATCGCCTGCGGCGTCGCGCTGTGCGTGGCGTGCGCGGGCCGAGCCGCCACGATGGCCACGACCTCGTCGTCGGCCAGCCGCACCCCCGACGCGCGGCGACAGAGAACATTCCAGATCGCCGCGCCCGTGTGCGGCAGGATGGCCCAAGGCTGGCTCATCGCCGCCGTGATCACGCGCATCAGTTCCATGTCTCGACTCCTCACGCCGCTTGCGGCGGCTCCAAAGCGAGCTGCGCCAGCTCGCCGACCACGGTCCACTCCCAGTCGGCCATG